GGACGGATGCGTTGGCGTCTGGGATTTTGACGGAGGCGCCGGGATCGGTGGAGGTATGGGCGTAATCGCGGGCGCACTCGCGCGGGTGTCGCTGTCGGATCTGTTGGCCGTGGCGGCGTTGGCGTCCGGGCTCTACGGATTGCATCTCTTGCACCCGGCCGCGCCGTGGATCGGGGCGGCGGTGGCGCTGGGGTTTGTGGCTGTCGAAGTCGGGAAGCGCGAAGCGAAGGGACGGGACTAGATGGGCCTCGTGTCATCCATGATTGAGTCGCGGGCCTCGTTCCAGCAGCTGGGCGCGCTGGCCGAGCCCTCGCGCACGCTGCTCGAGACGCTGGGCGTCTCGCCATCGTCGTCTGGTGTCAATGTCACCGTGGCCAAGGCGGAAGGACTGCCGACCGTCTACGGCTGCGTCAGCGTGCGATCCGAGATCGCGGCGTGGCTGCCGCTCAAATTGATGCGGACCTTGCAGGAGGGTGGGCGTGAGCCGGACATCCGGCACCCGCTGTACAGCATTCTGCACGATCTGCCGAATCACGTCATGACGGCGTATGACTTCCGCTCCGTGATGGGGCGGTGGTTGCTCCTGTGGGGCACTGCGTACGCGGAGATCGAGCGCAACGGCCGCGGCGACATCATCGGCCTGTGGCCCTTGCGGACCGATCGCATGGAGCCGCCCGGCACGGACGGGACGAACCGGTTGGTGTGGAAGTACACCCTGCCGGACGGCAGCAAGAAGACCTACACCTGGGATCCCGCGCGTCCGCCGCTGATGCGGCTGATGATCAACTCGTTGGATGGGCTGACGGGCCGCTCACCGATCCGCGTGCTGATGGATTCGATGGGCTCGGCGATTGCGGCGCGGGACTACGGTGCGTATCTCTGGGCGAACAAGGCCAATCTCGGCGGGATCCTCAAGTTCAAGTCCAAGCTGACGCCGGACCAGAAGCGCGACAACCGTAACGCCTGGAACACCGTGCATGCCGGGACGGCGAACTCTGGCAAGACCGCGGTGCTTGAGGGTGACGTGGACTATACGCCGATTGGCATGCCGCCCCATGAGGCGCAGTTCATGGAGCTGATGAACTACAACCGCACGGAGATCCGCGGGTCGGTGTACCGCGTGCCGGGGTTCCTGTTGGGTGACACCGAGAAGTCGACGTCCTGGGGCACGGGCATTGAACAGCAGATGCGCGGCTTTCTGACGGTCACGATGATGCCGGATCTGACGGCGTGGTCCCAGGCGATTGCGCGGGATCTGCTCACGGCCAAGTCCTTCGAGACGCACAAGGCCGTGTTCATCACGGATGCCTTGGTGCAGGCGGACCTGTTGCAGCGGGTGCAGGCCGGTAAGACACAGATCGAATCGGGTGTCCTGAGCCCGAACGAGTTCCGCGCGATGCAGGACATGCCGCCCCGACTGATGGCGGATGGCACCAAGGATCCCGATGGGGATGCCTACTGGAAACCGAGCAACATGACGGATACCAACGACCCTGAGCCGGCACCGGCACAACCGCAAGGAGCAAACAATGGCGACTGAAGTACGCATGGTGCATCAGCCGGTGCTGGTGCGGAAGTCGGAGACGGAGCCGACGACGCTGGACGGCTACGCGGCCGTCTTCCGCCAGGAAACCGTGATCGGCGACTACTTCCGCGAAACCATCGAGCCGGGCGCCTTTGCCTCGGCAATCAAGGGCGCGGATGTGCGCGGGCTGTTCAACCACGATCCGAATCACGTCCTGGGTCGCACCGCCAGCAAGACCATGCAGTTGATCGAGGACGAGACGGGCCTACGCTACGTGATCAAGCCGCCCGATACCACGTTGGGCCGCGATGTGATGGCCCTGGTGGAGCGCGGGGACATCACCGGCAGCTCGTTCGGGTTCACGGTCAAGCGGGACTCGTGGACGCGGCCGAGCAAGCCGGGCGAGTTGCCGCTGCGAACCATCCACGAAGTGGACTGGCTGCGCGACGTGGGGCCGGTGACGTTCCCCGCCTACGAAGAAACCAGCGTGTCCGCGCGGGACGCGGCGAGTGCAGCGGCGGTACCGGAGCCGGTGGGCGACTTCGAGGCGCTGTCACGGTTCAAGGGCGAAGTGGCGGTGCTGGAGGCCGAGTGCGCCTAGAACTGCGCACCGAGGCGCCACCAGCGCGGCCAGAGGCGCCGAGTGCCGGCGAGTGGCAGGACGTGCGGTGTTTTCACTGCCGGCGGCTGCTCGCGCGGGCGAAAAACCTGAAGCGCACGGTGCGCCCCGGTGAACTCTTGCAAATCAAGTGCGTTTGTAATACGATGAACTACGTATCGGGAACTCCGGACGAGTAACCCCGGTCGGACAATTCGGCAACGCCCTTGAGGCGGCTCAGAGGCCAGAACGCGCGAGGAGGCCCAGACGCGCATTCTGGCCTTTCGCGTGTACGCGCGGAAGGCATCGGAGCGCACGATGCCCAGTCTCAAGGATCTCCGCGAGCAGCGCAGCAAGCTGATCGCTGACGCGCGAGCCATCAACGACAAAGCCGACACCGAGAAGCGCGGCCTGAGCGCCGACGAAGTCGAATCCCAGCGCAAGATGCTGGACGACGCCAAGAATCTGGTGGCCCAGATTCGCAACGCCGAGGAACTCGAAGAGGAAGAGGCCGCCCTGCGCGCGTCGCTCCCCGAGTCCCAGCGCACCGAGAAGCGCGAGCAGAAGCCTGAGGCTGGCGAGCGCGGCAAGAAGTACAACGAGGCCCTCCGCAGCTACCTGCGCAACGGCTTCAACATGATGACCGGCGAGGAGCAGATGGCGCTCCGGACCGGCTACCGCGACTTCTCGGCCGAGGAGCGGTCTCAGTCCACCCTGAGCGGCGCGGCCGGCGGCTATGACGTGGCCCCGGATACCTCGTTCTACGGCCGGATCCAGGAAGCGCGCAAGTTCTACGGCGGGATGTTCAACGCGGGCTGCACGGTCCTGAACACGGCGACGGGCGCCGACCTGCCGATCCCCACCGTGGACGACACTGGGAACGTGGGCGCGATCGTGGCAGAAGAGGGCTCGCACGCCAGCGGCACGGACGTGAGCCTCGCGCAGGTCACGCTGCACAGCTACCTGTACAGCTCGAAGATCGTCAAGGTGTCCTGGCAACTCTTGCAGGACGCGGAGACGGACTGGGAGGGCTTCCTGGCGCGCATTTTTGGCATGCGCCTGGGCCGCATCCAGAACACGCACCTGACCACGGGCTCGGGCTCCTCGCAGCCCTACGGCGTCGTGACGCAGGCCACGCTCGGCCGGCAGTCGGCGACGGGCAATACGTCGTCGGTCACGTGGGACGACGTCAAGCGGCTCATCCACTCGGTGGATGTCGCGTATCGCGCGAGCGGCAAGATCATGACCAACGACGCCACGGCGCTGGCGTATCGCCTGCTGAAGGACGGCAACGGTCGGGATCTCTGGCAGGACAGCGTGAACGCGGGCCAGCCGGCTACGATGCTCGGCTATCCCGTCGTCATCAACAACGACGTGGCCACGATGACCACGAGCGCCAAGCACACGCTGTTCGGCGACTTCTCCAACTACTACATCCGGCAGGTCCGCGGGATTCAGGTTGTGCGGCTCAACGAGCTGTACGCCGCCAACGGACAGGTCGGGTTCATGGCGTTCATGCGGTTTGACGGCGCGTTGGTCGATGCCGGCCAGCACCCGATCAAGTACCTCCAGAACAGCGCGAGCTAAGAGGAGCTATAGACCATGCCTATCGTTGCCTCTGGCTATCTGATCGACAACATCAAGCTGACGAAGGTCAAGGACCATTCGGCGGCGGCCACGTCCGCCGTCAACGGGGACGGCGTGGATATGACCGGCTACGACGGGGTGCTGTTCTTCACCTCGTTCGGCACGGCGGCATCGAACAACACCGTCAATCTCGCGCAGTCGGATGACGACGGCTCGAGCGACGACTACACCGATCTGGAAGGCACGTCGGTGGCGTCGGGCACGTCCGATGAGGACGTGTGGGTCGACTTCGCGCACCCGACCAAGAAGTACGTCCGGCTCGAGGCGGCGCGCGGCACGTCCAGCACGCTCGAGTCGATCTGGGCGATCCAGTACAACGCGCGGGCGCTGCCGGTGACGAACGTGGTGAGCGGCACCATCATCGGCGAGAAGCACAACGCGGAAGCGGAAGGCACGGCCTAGTCGGATCGTTCGGGCGGCGGTGTCCACCCTCATACCAGGGCACCGCCGCACTCCAACGCGCAGCAATGCGCTACAGGCCGCGGCCTGGTAGCAAAGGAGTCAGTCAGTGGCAGACGCAACCTATCAGCCTGCGGTGTACCGCAAGCACGGCGGCAACGAACTGGTGGTCGCCAATGGCGGCGTGATCACGGTCGAAGCCGGTGGCAGCATTGCCACGGTTCACGAGATCGTGACGGCCGCCAACACCATCACGGCCGCGGAAAGCGGCTCCACCTATTTCCTCAACGCCACCGCCGAGTTCGCGTCAACGCTGCCGGCACCGTTCCTGGGTGGGCGGTACACGTTCATCGTCACGGGGGCGCCGTCGGGCGCGAGTTACACCGTGGCGGGTGCCTCGGGCACGCCGATTCACGGCATGGTGCTGTCGAAGGATCTCAACGGCGTGACGGACTCGGGCGCCACGGCGGGCACGGGTGTGCTGACGCTGACGTTCGTCGACGGCAAGGCCCAGAAGGGCGATCGGGCGGACTTCGTCAGCGATGGCACGGACTGGTACGTCGTCGCTGTCACGGGCGGGAACTTCGACGCGATCACGCTGTCGTAGGTCATGGCCGGCACCGTCTCGATTTCGTATAGCGATAGCAGCCAGTCGATCCGCTCGGTGACGTGGAGCTGGACGTCGGATGCGTCCGGCAACGTCAGCGGCACGGACACGAAGGCCATCGCGGGGCAGGCGTTGAAGTGGGTGACCAATCCCGGCTCGGTGGCGCCCACGGACAACTACGACATCGTCGTCAACGACGCAGACGGCCTTGACGTGGCGTCTGGGTTGTTGGCGAATCGGGACACCGCCAACAGCGAGGTGGTGTATCCGGCGGCGGATACCTACCACTGCTTCGACGGCCCGTTGTCGTTGTCGATCTCTGCGGCCGGCAACGCCACGACCGGCACGCTGACGATGTACTACCGCGCATGATCCAGGTTCGCATGCTCACGTCGGTGGCTGGCGTCCTGACCTATACGGTTGGGGAGATCGTCAGTCTGTCCGATAACGTGGCGCGTGCCTGGATTGCCGATGGGATCGCGGAGGTGGCGCCTGCTCCGGTCGAAATGGCGATGGCGGGGGCTGGAGTGGCCACGCGCGTGCGGGGGCGGAAGTGAGCACGGCCACGGCGGTGCGTCGGTCGATTCGGCGCAGTGCGGGGCCGGCGATTGAGCCGCTGACGGTGGCGCTGGCGAAGCAGCAAACGCGGGCACTCGAGGACGTGTCGGCCGAGGACGAGCTGTTCACGGAATACGTGCGCGCGGCGCGAGAGGCCTTCGAGTCCTACACCCACCGGGGCGCGTTGACGCAGACCTGGGTGCTGACGCAGGACGCCTTTGAGGACGCGATCGTGTTGCCGATGGCGGCACCGCTCCAGTCCGTCACATCGGTGAAGTACTACGACACCGCCGGGACACAGCAGACGCTGGCTACCAGCTACTACCGCGTGGATACGGAGTCGGCGCCGGGCCGGGTGGTGTTGAAGCCGGGCCAATGTTGGCCGGACGTGCAGTGCGAGCGCGGGCAGGCGGTGGAGATTACCTACGTGGTTGGGTGGACCACGCCCGCGGCGATGCCGGCGAGCGCGCGGATGGGCATCCTCCAGACCGTCGCGCATATGTGGGAGAACCGCAACGCGGTGCAGATCGGCATCGGCGTGGCGGCGGTCGAAGTGCCGCTCACGTATGCGTGGCTGTGGGATCCGCTCGTGGTGGGGTGGGAGGCGTAGATGCCCGCCCCCAGACAGACGTCGGCTTTTCCGTCGCCCGGTGAGCGCAAGACGCGCTGCACGTTGCAGTACGCCACGCCGAGCACGGATGCGATGGGCGGCACGGCGCAGCCGTCCTGGACGGACTTCGGGCAGTGGTGGGCCAAGGTGAACGTGATCCCGGTGATTCCGGATCAGACCAAGGCCGTGCTGCTCTACGACGTGGAGGGGCCGTATCGGGCGGACCTGATCACGAAGTTCCTCACGGGGGTGGGCCTGCGGGTGTTGGCGGCGATGCGGGATAACGCGGTCACGCTGACGGTGTTGCAGGTCGAGGATCCCTTGCTGATGGGACGAACGTTGATCGCGCACTGCGCGGTGGTGACGACGTAATGGCGGATCGGATTTCCGTCACCATCGAGGACATCGGAGGCAGCTTCGCGCGGCTCCGGAACGACTCGCCGAAGGTGGCTTACGAGTACGCCCGCGATG